ACGTACAGTTGTTTGAATTAATGGTGCTGTAATTACTGGGCGAGCAGCTTCTACTGTAGGAGTAGCAGCCTCTGCCTTTGCTTCTTGTGGCGCTGTTGCTAAATCTTCCACAGGAGCCTCGCTTTCTGTTGTTTGGTTTGTGTCCTCTGCTTCGTTTTCACTAGCAGCAACTTTAGTTACTTGCGCAGCTGTAAACGCTGGGCTTTCTACCAGGCTTACCTCACGTAGTGTTGCACTGGTTACATACAAATACTCTTTTTTCTGTACTGACTTATTTACATCTACACCGACAGATAAACCATCGATTAATTGTTCGCCAGCAAGAATTAAAGCATCTTGACCTTGCATAGATGCACTGATCTTAAATGATGCGTAGATTCCGTCTTCTGCTTGGTTAAATTTTTGCATACGACCTATTGGGCGCTCTGGTGAATGTTGCATAAGCATCTTAACCTTGCCAGGATCGCCTATCTCTATTGATCCTTTAGCAAATACGACCTTACCTACGGAAGTATTGCCGACCTCTTCGAAAGGTACGATCTTGCCAGCGATAACTCTGCGCTCTGTATCGGCAGCTTCTACATGGCTACTGAATGTAAGTTTCATCTTCTGTTTCTCTTCCGTTAGGTGTCATTTGTTCCATTTCTTTAGCATCTTCCACATCGATTAAACCTAAAGCCATCATTTTTTCTAATGCCTCTAGGCGCTTCATTGTGTCAGCTCTTAAGAATGATTCTTCTACTGCAAACTTAACTACATGGCCTCTAGGGGTAATATCATCCATGCTTAAACGATCTTCTATTGCGCAAATATAAGGTTGTAGTGTATAAGCCACAAATTCTTTTCTAGAATCTAAAATATTTTGGTACGTCATCGAATTATTCATATCAGCACTTATGTACCAAGCAGGTACGTTCATAGATCTGGCAATTTGCGTAGCCAAATATTGTTGGCTGTCGTTGTACATCATATCTTTAGGACTAAAACCTGTAGTTTCATAAGATAATGTAGAAGTCAAATATGCTGTAGATCTATTTTGTCTGCTTTGCTTCCATTGTGCTAATAATCCTGATACTTGTTGCTCTGGTAGATCTGCTCCAGTATTTTTGATGTAACCACTTGGCATTGGAGTTGCGGCTGCTACAGCTGCGGCTTTTTCAATATCTAAAGCGCTTTGTATTGTTCGGGCTGCGTTTTGTAAAACTCCGCCACCATTTAATCCCTGGAATGTAATTAAACTTCCAATACCAGACATTGGCGCTCTTACACCATCAACAAAATACTCTTCTATTTCTGTGCCAAATTTATTTGTTGTAAATGTAACTCTGTTATTTGCTATCCACTCAAATCTTGATGGTCTTAAATCATCTGCAAACAGTTCGGTACAACGCCAATACGCTAAATTATAGAAGATCAGACTATCAACGGTCCATGATATGGTGACGGATCTTGGCTGTCGATAGTCTGGTTGATCTATCCAAAGAGGGTTCCCCAACTCCTCACCATTAGACTTTTTGTAAAGTTTTAATGGCAAGTAGGAAACTACACCAGCTATAAGATTTCTGCAACGAGAAACGGCAGGTACTTGCATCGCAAAATTTCTATCTAATCCACCTGGGAAATTACCGACACCTGTTGTAAATGAACCATAGCCATAAGCTGTGTCCATAATGGCAGGGGCGTATTGCGCTTGGACAGTTTCAGTTTTTTTATTTATACCCAAAGCAGACAATAGACCCATAGATATACTTTATACCATAAAACGGACTATTGGTGCAAGTTAGACAAATATCTGTGCAGTTTGTTGCGGTCTAGTTAATTGGCTTACGACCATGGCAAGACTTATTGCAGCTGTAACATCGCCAGCCGATTTACGCCTGATAATACGCCAGCCAGCATCATTAGTCTTAGCTGCACAGTTATTTAGATGCTGTACTAAGTCCGCTTGGCCACTATGAACTAATCTTACGTTAGCCAAGGCATCTGATAAGTCCGAGCAGGCCTGGTAGAAAGCCTGGCCACTGCAATCTTCGATACGCCAGCCACTTTGTTCTAATTTTGTGGCTAAAGTTTGTGTGGCGTACTTGTCAAATAGTATTTTGTGTGGATGATACTTCTTTGCCCACTCATTAATATCACTAGCCATCTTAACTTCATCTACAGCTACTTCGCTTTGCCATAACTGGGCTAGACCTACTGCTATCTTGCCATCTTTTAATTGACCCATAACCAGAGCGCCTGATCTTCTAGTAGGTGCAATATCAAAGGCCATTATAGTCATCGGCCCGACAGGGATTTCTAGTGTGCTATCACTACATGCCTCAATAGATCCATATACCCAAGGACTAACAGCGCTATCTATCCACTGACATAACATCTCAGTACGTGTAGCTTCTACGCTATTTGTATTGACTGATTCTTCTAAAGTTTCTTCTGTTACTAAGTATCCTAATGCTGGATTAGCCATAGCCCAGGCTTTGCGATCATGTATCTTGCAATGCTGTGGTGCTGACCATTCGTAATAGCCTAAAGTTTCTGGCGGATAAGATAAAGATCTTTCCCTTAAATCATTTAATACTGTACTAAATCCATCACCAGCGTTACTGGTCATTAAAGTCATTGAGTTAGGCCTAGCACGTGTAACAGGTAATGCAGCTGTAAACGCTTCTTCCGACCATTCACGTAATTCATCTAGATATAAGAAATCAGCAGTCTTACCACGTGGTGCATCTCGTGTAGCTGCGGCTATTTCGTACCGAGCACCATTCTTTAGAGTAATTGATTCTTGACCATTAGCCAGGCGTATCTGTCTTACTTGATCTTTGAGAAATGGATTATCTTCTATTGTGTATGCAACGTTTCTAAATGTATCTAATGCCATATTGCGATTAGATGACATGCCTAGCACATTCTTAGAACCCCATACAAACAAATGTGCCAATATAAGCATGCGGGCTAAATGAGTTTTTCCAGATTGACGACTTACAAGGATGATACCTGTTTTCTTTACCCACATATCATCATCATTGACAGTTAATAGATCATCTAATACCCAGCGCTGCCAAGGGATTAAAGGTAGACCGATCTTCTCAGCTAGATCGGCCACCTCATCCGCTTTGCTCTTACCTTTCAGTAAAGGCGTGTGAACTCTAGGTGTGGTACTGCCAATTAGCCCGACCCCTCGTTGAGTCTGGCTTAATTCCGCATCATTCTTCATTAAAGTTTAGTGTATCTGGTTTATTAAAAGGTGAGTCTGGAATGACCTGGACTGTCTTGGAGAGAGAGGTTTCAAGAAAAGCAGGGGGGGTCGCCGTCCTATTAAAAAAACGCCCACCTTTACGGCTGTTACATGATTTACAGAGGCATTGTAAGTTGTCCAAAGCCCACATGCTACCGCCTTTAACTCTAGGATATATATGGTCTACAGTATCAGCTGGTCTATTACATATAGCACATAACCAACCATCTCTATCTAATACAGTAAGTCTTATCTTCTTCCACTTACCACTGTTTATAGCTCTATCTTTCATCTAGGTAAATGGTCGTTATTAAGTTGAGTCTTTAATCTATGACAATTAGCACAAAGCGTTTGTAAGTTATCTATATGGTTATTATGTCTATTACCATCTATATGATCTACATCTAATTGAACTGCGTGTAATGCTACAAACCCGCATGATTCACAATAGTCTTTCTTATATTGTCTATAACCACCACACCTACACTTCCAGCACCTTTTATCCCACATTTGTTTACCTGTAATGCTTCTACCTTTAGATCGTACTAATTGACCACAATCACAATTACCCCTAATAGCGTTGTATCCCATTAATGCCATCCTTTAGTCTTGAAATGATTTAATGCTTTACACATTGAACCATACCTATGTAAGTTATATTTGATACCCCAGTCTACTTGCTTAAAGCCATCTACCTTAGCCAAGTACTTAGATCTACCTTGTGGTATGCCAAAGTGAGATCCGTTGCGAGCGCTTGGATTCCACCTACTCTCATGATGGTATAACTCATCTAAGCAGTAGAACTCTGTGAATGAATGATTTAACTGAATGAAAGCATATTGCTTGTAATAAGTAGGTTTATGTAATTCACGAGATTCAGCTCTTTCAAGGGCAAAGATTTGTCCAACAAATAGAGCGAGCCCAACTAGCGTGCACCTTGCGAGCAATCCGCTGTGCGGCTCGCCTTTTCGCCTTGAGGGCGAATGCGATCTAGAGCGTACCATCACTGTCAAATCCTGTAAGATAACCGCAGGTCAGACGGCGTGGCGAAGAATGGCACAAATTCATACTGATCGATCCAAGTGCAATCATAACCAGCTTCACTCATTTGATAAATAGCTTTCTATAGCTGCGGTTACCATACCTGATCCATTAAACAGATCTTCAACTTTATCACCCTGTTTAACCCCCATCGCATCTAATACCCATATTGTCCAAGCGATAGGTTTAGATCCTGGGAATCCTTTGCGTGGTGCTGGACAAATTAAATAATCAACCATTTGTTTACCCTTGCCACGACCTTTACGATCTTTAGGTATTTTAATAATTACAGATTCCCAACTCTGGGTAATTCTAGAACCGCTAGGCAAAGATGCAGGTTTGATCCAACTTAAGATACGAATACCATTTTCAGAATGTGTTGGTATTACGCTTAAATAGGTACTTAAACTGTGTGTGGTGCAAGCTATAGCAAAACCATCGTATTTATGTAATAAATTCAATGCTAAATTGATGTGAGTTTCTGGTTTATCCCATAGGTAAGCCTCTGGATGTTGGTCAGCCCTACCCTTACCACGACCCTTAGCTCTACCACCAATTCCATACCATCTATGCGCTCTACCTAAATATGGGGGATCAGCTATGGCAAACTTCATGGCTTACTACCCCATCCAGTACCCTTTAAGATTATGCCAGGTGCTGAATACATACGTGCCATACCTAGCCCACATTTAGGGCAAAGCATGCCGCCATCATCCTCTTTGTAAGTCCGATGCACTGATCCATAAGTACCACACTCATTACAGCTATATTCATACGTTGGCATCATATTCTCCAATCAATAGGCAAGTGTGGCAAGGCAGTGTGTCAAACTGCCAAGCCCCACAGCTATTACATCTGCTAACCTTGCTGTCTTTAGGTGCATCCTTCTGCTCAGCTATATTCTTGACACCAACACAGCCACAGTCCATGCACTGATACATCTTGAACCCATCTGGCATATCTGTTTGGTCAAGCCATAAGAACTCAGTATCACGACTACACCCATTACATTTGAATTTAGTCACGAGCGATCAATTCGTGGCATCGAAAGCATGTGCCATCTTTGAAAACTCTATCATCGCCACACATCTCGCATGTGATAACAGACTTAACTAGATGCACACCGCTATCATCTATTTCGACAGTAACTCCACTGCCGTTGATAAATGCGATATAGCCCATATCTACTCCTTATCCTTAAAGTACCAAGCGCCGGTACTGGTTTGCGATGCCCACCTAGCGTGTTCTTTAATATTGCCCAGGCATACGTAGCCATAAAATGGCTTCTTGGTTGTTTTGCTAACACCTGTGCGTAAGGTCATACCCTGACTACAGCAATCTACTGGTGGCTTAGGCGCTTCTGGCACAGCTGCAACCCAATCAGTAGTAGTCCACTGCACTGGATCTTCTAGCTTGTTTTCGACTGTAAAGGTTTCTGACTTGCTATTTACCGCAGCCATCTCTTCTCTACTAGGTCGCTTTCCTTTAGCTGAGAAACCTGCGTTCGCAAGCGCTCGACCAATCGCACTTGTTTCCGCATTAGGTAGAGCGAAATTTGCATTAACGCCCCTATCAGAAATAGTTTCAAGCGCAAGCCCAGTAGAGCACGGCTTGGAATCTGCCTCTGTTTTGAATAACTTGCAAAGTACAATGAATCGAGTGTTTGAGGCCTCGATAATCTCTGTTTCCAATCTTCCATCTGGGAACTCCTTCCACCACTTATGTAGTCTTTCATCAACTGGTTCATACAAACTCAAATCGAAAGCCATTACTCCTGCCAATCTAATGCGCTGTCTTGCATTGCTTCATGGCATGTTTTGGCAATAGCAATATACGCAGCTGCATCTTTGTAGTGGTCAGATACTTCGGGCGACTCGACTGACCTACTGATTTTAACGAGGCACATTGCCATAGCCACCTGGTTTGCTGTAATCGGAAAATGAAAATAAGCAGACCATAATTCGGCAATACGACTATGCTGACTGTAAGGGTGTCCGTACTGTGAACCCCTTGCGTGTATAAGCTCTGTTGCATCTGCAAATAATTTTTCAGTTGTTGTGGACATCGTTATCGACCATCCTTCTATGCATATCCCAGCCATCTTTACGGCCTCGCCAGTAATGTATAGTTTTGACGTTTTCGATATATGTGCCAATAGCCCAAGTAAGTAATAAC